CAAATACAGCGTTGCCAGTAGCACTAGCCAAAGTAAACTTATCAGTAGCGATAGTGATGTCGCCACTGCCAGTGATAGATGTGACATCATCTATTGCTCCTCCAATTGAAATTCCTGTTGCAGTTGTTGTAATGCGTGCAGCATTGTTATGATATATGATACTATTTGTGCTATCCGCTTCAAAATATTTTGCAGTATTAGCATTGTTATTAACAATAAACTTATCAGAACTAAAGTTTAGTCCATTTGCAGCAGTGTTAATAATAAATGATGCATCACCAGAACTAAGATACCCGATACTTAAGTCATCATCAGTTCCTAACTTGACATACTTGTCATCAACCATGTCAATATGGTCGTTACATGTAAGAGTACTGGTTATGTCAACAGTCTGTTGAAATACAGATGTGTTCGAGAATGTTGCAGCAGCACTGAATGTACTAGCAGCATTAACGGTTACACTATCACTTGCACTATCACCTAAGGTTGTATTACCATTGATCTGAATAGTATCAACAGTCAATGTACCAGAGAAAGCAGCATTGTCCAGAGTTTTATTAGATAACGTCTGTGTGGCACTCAGAGTAACTAATGTATCTGCTGTCGCTACTTCACCATTTGAAGGTAAGATGTAAGTATGTTGTACACCTGTTGGTATATCTGCTGTACTAAATCGAGCAACTTTCGTGTTGTCCGAAGAGTTAGGTATAATGAATAAGGTATCAGTAATTGCTAAAATAGAACCTAGACGTATTTTACCTGTACCCTGAGCAGATATGGTAAAGTCTAGGTTAGTATCAGCACTGTCCTTAGCCTGTATATTTAATGTTGTACCTACTTTCTGTAAGTTCAATCTTGCGTCACCCATTGCAAGACCAATTTGTCCCTGTTGTTCAGAGAAGATGCCTGTCTTAGTTTTTAGCTCAAACTGAACACCTGGCACTGAATATGTACCAGAAGGTACTGCACGGAATATACTTCCTACTGCAGATCTCTTATTTTGATCAGTTGGGTCTGAGTTATCAAGTAGAAGTAAAGTATCACTCGATGATACGTCACCTGCGTTTAATAATGTAAGATCAGATATTTTACGTGTTGCCACACCTATTCCACAATAAAACGTTCAAGTTTATTTATAACTCTTTTTGAAGTGAAAGAAACCTTCACTACCTTGCCAATACCCTTTATCCCATGTATGATACTGATCCTTGTATAATCTTGCCTTACTCTCTAGTGGTTTGTCCTTCCACATACATCCCTCGCACGAGTGTCCTAAGAACATCTTCTCACTTTCAATGTAAGAGAATATCATATCACATGCAGGATTTTTTACTATTATAATAGAGACATGAGCACCAATTACGTGTGGTTGTGTGACTTCTACTACCTGTTCACGATATGGTTTGTCTGGTTGATAGTTATATCTCGAACTGGTTAGGAACTTATGGTCATCTATCTTCTCATGCTTAACATATATGTGTGCCCATGACGTAGGATTAGCTGATGCTTGTGTCCAGTTATCAAAATCACCCTCGAACCATTCCTCGAATGTATCTATTTCCATTTGATTGGGCATTTGCCACCATTAGATAGTCTCTGTTTAATGATGTCCCATGACTTGAAAGGAAGGAACTCACGTAATATAGCAGTTTTTTTGTTAGATATATGCCACTCCTCTGGAGGTGCTTTGCGTTCTATGATGAAGTCTGGATCACTCTTCTTGGAGTATAGTCTGAAATAATATAGTGGAGTACCTGCCTTGAGCATCAAGTTCCGATCCGTATCTAGGATCTTAAGTCCAACTACCAGTGGTCTATGCCAGTGTGATATAGGAAACGTTGCAGGTATTAGTTCAAACCCAACTCGTGACAATAAAGGATGTGGGATCTGTTCCACCCATACATCTTTCTCGTTTGTCCATAGCATGTAACTCAACTTGAGTTGGATCTCTGGATATGGACCTGCCAACCAGTTCGGTCCTACATGGAAGTAAGCATCGTATGCTTTCTGTGTGAGATCAGTTCCGAGTTTACCTGCCTTGGTATCACATTTCATACCAATATCGAACGGTTGAGTTACTTCCCAACAGTTCTCTGTCCACTTCTTCCATGCAGGACATTTTGCGTGATCGTACTTGGACGAATATCCTGCCCGAAATTTTTTAGGTTCTTGTACTATTTCATCAGGGAATTGTACACCAGGATTATCTCCTAGTGTGTAATCCCAATAAACTCTCTTCACTCTTCCTCTTCTAATGCTTCATCCAATGCCTCTGCTATCTTATCATTTGATGGCAAATTAGACAAAGGTTTATTTTTCATGAAAGGACTATCAGGATGTGGAACTTCAGTTTGCTTACTCTTGTACTTAGCAACGTTGATAGATTTCTTCTTACCTTTGTTTGCTTTTTGCTTCTTGATTACTTCAATAGCATCACCAACGGTAACGATATTACCTGCTTCCTCATCAGGTATTTCTATATTGAAACACTCCTCTAAGAACATGACAAGTTCTACCATATCTAGACTGTCTAGTTCTAGATCATCACCTAACTTACTATCCCACGTAACTTCTACGTCAAGTGTTCTAGTTTCTCCCATAGTCTCAATGATTGCTAACTTAGCAACCTTAAGCATGGTAACTTTACTGATCCTCTTGCTGTCCTTAAGGATCTGTTTGATTTCTGAATAAGTTTGATTATAAGACATTAAACATACACCACGTCATTCATTGTACATGTTTCCCGAACGAAGTCGAGAACTCTAAGGAATTCATCACCGTTATCACAATCAACACACTGGACGCTTCCTTTATCTGATAGTAGTGTAAACCTTTTTCTAGGAATGTCAACAGTCACCTTATCGAGGTACTCTTCATCGGGGAAGGGAAATTTCATAATAAAAGGCAATATACTATATCTATCCTAGCACACTAACTGAGGTTTGTAAAGTAAGACTGTTCACTTGCTCGACTGGCACGTCTGTTGATCTCACCTGCCTTCTCCATAAGGCTAAGACCTGCAGCACGTGTAGCCTGCAGCGTGTCAATGGCTTTTGTATTATCTGTGTCTCTTCGTACAATTTCTTCGACGTAATCGTCTAAATGGTCAGCAAGAATGCTCTTTAAAAACATTGCTTCTTGCTTAGTTACTGACATGTGGAAAGTCATTTGTTCTAAGTAAATGCTACATCAATTCAAGTAGATAGCGGATGCATCCAAATCTATGTTGCCACCTGCTGCTACTACATAATTGCCACTGGTTGCTGTATTCATTACACCAGAGACAGTGATATCATAACTATTGCTTGAAGGAGCTGATGCCATTCCATCGAATGAACCGCCAGCAATGCAAGATATAGAACCACCATCTATGTTGGTCTTTATCTTACCTCCAACCTGTTGGATTACATTTCCATCAGTCTTTTCATACCTGCACTTGAGTGCTTCAGTACGAATGTCTCCCTCACTACGGACGGAGAATGTTGCAGTTTCCTTCTGGATCTTAACTTCATAGTTACCTTTGACGTTCTCCTTGATGGAGCCACCTTCGCTCAAGTCATTTAGTAGGAAGGTTGTTTTGTTCTCATAAGAATTAGAATTTAGTTTCATCTGATTCTTACTGGTGATCACCATGTTCTCATCAGCAATCAGACTATAGACACCTTTGCACTCTTGTTGCCAGTTGCCATTCACCATATCATAACGGTTGCCTTCAACCTCAGTATGCATGTCACCTTCGACATACAAATTAACGTCACCTATCACCTGTAAGACTAATTTATCTGTTTTAGGATCTTCACCACAACGAATTACAACATTATGGTCAGCTAAAACGATCAAATCATTGTAAGAAACGATGTTTGTGTTCTTCTTCTCATCCATATCAATGAAGTTACCCTTGCAATGAATAAGACGGAACCTCTCTCCTTCCTTAGTGTTATTTCTTTCCAGTACATGACCTGCAGAACTGATCTCTACCCAGTTCCTAGGGTACCGAATTTTTATTTGTGGTAGCAGATTATTTAAAATCGAACCACCTGAGAATAAATTAACTGCCATTTACTTTAACATCGGGTGTCCGACACAATCTATGTAAGTCTGGAGATCTAACATACCTGTCTCTCTGATCTTTCTAGGACCAGTGTAAGTATATGTCACTGAAATTGAACCACCAGTACCCCTAGCAGGTTGATCTGGTGTGCCAAGATCTCTAATCTTAGGTTTAACAAACCCAAGAACCTTGTTGGTGATAGTAGGTTCGACCAACCTACCCTTTGCATCGACACTAAACGTACCGATAACTTGTTCTTTCGCACCATTACCAATGGTAATGACAGGATTAACATACTTTCTACCCACGTTAATGGGTTTAATATCATTCATAACTGGTATCAAGTCACCACAATTTGCATATACTGCCTTAGCTCTACCTGGTACAATAAGATCAGGGAACTTACGTTGGAAGTTAAGTATAAACTTATGCTTATCTTTAGTCATCAACTCAGTACCTACCTCAAACTGTGGGTTAAATTTAGGATCAATGGTAGCAATAAGGATGTTATTGTCGTCATGATCTGTGTCTACCACCTCTAGTATATCAGGGTTAGTAGGATCTTCAACACCAGCAGCAGTCTTAGATAACATTAAGATGTCTCCATCTTTCACATACTGTACTAGACCAGCTTTTGGAACTAGGGCAGCATACTGTTCTTTGGGGCAGAATGTATCGGCAGGATCAAATCCATATCCAATACCACTGGTGAGTACTGTAACTGAGTCTACCACATTTCCTTTCTCAAGTCCACCATCTATGATGTTAGGTCTAAAGGTTGCACCACCTCCCTCTGGTTCATTACATGTGAACTGAGCACGAACTTTTGCTTCTTTGTTAACTCTTGATCCTTTATTACGCATGAACACACCAACAATAGCACCTATGTCATCAATGATAGGTAGTGCTTTGACTGGAGTAGTGGACTGTAAATTATCCCATACCATTTCAGGGAAGCATGGTTTCTTATTCAGGATACTATTGTTACAGTTGACTGTTGCTGTCTGTATATTACCCTCACTATCATAGAAATTCAATGATTCAAACTTCTCTAGTGGTCCTCGTGTATCAAAATTCTTCTCAGTTATACCAGTTGCCTTACCTGCATCACTGTCTAGAGGAATGAGAGCACCACTCTTAGTATCAAATATTTGTTTCTCGTTATCCTTAACGAACGGTACAAAACCATTGATGGGTTTACCATCACCAACTACCTCACCAGCAGCAGGTGGTTTGACTGGATACTGGTCAACTTCTTTTTGCTTGGCATCATTGCCCTTTGCTTTCGGACCATGGCATGTCTCAAATACAGATGCACCGATAGCACATGATACTGCACCATCACAAAATAGATCAATGAATTCTAAGGTCTTACTCAATAAACCTTGGATCATATCAGCCTTACCCTTGATAGAACCAACGACTCCTTTCAGCATATTGAGTGCTTGATCTACCTTCTCCATGATCTTACCCATGATATCACCAATCATGTTCTCAATAAGACATAGTGCAGTATCAAGTACTTTCTCTAATAGATCATTGAGCATACCTTTGATGAAGTCCTTCAGATCTTCAACCATATCTTTGAACAGACATGATACAAGATCACTAACATTCTTAAGTTCGTCCTTGACCTTATTATCTAACTCTGGATCTGGTTTCTCATTGCCATCAAGTTGATCCTTTATCATCTTGTTGACATCTTCCATGACAACACCCTTGATGTTACCTAGTAACCCGTTAAGTTTTGATTGAATTCTATTGGTAGTCTTATCAATCTTCTCTTCAAGATCAACAACATCACCTGTCCTTTTATCAATAAACTCATCTATCTCATTCTTTTCTATGCCACGAGCAAACTTCATGAACTCTGCCATAGGACCTTCAAGTTTAGTAGCAGTCTCACCACCACACTTACCATTTCCTATATTGACAGTCACACATTTCCTTTCTTGTGCAGCAGTCTGTGCTTCTGTCTGTGGTTCAGCAGGACCACGAGGGTTCTTGGTATCGTCAACACCTTCTGTTTCCTCTATACCATCATTATTTTTTGGTTCTTCTTCTTGTCCTGTCTCTTCATTATCTTCGACTGTACTACCAGTACCACCAACACTTGTACCCTCACCACCATGTACTCGTTCATCATATTCAGGTGAAGACAGTTGATCAAATCCGACTGCAGTACCACCTTCAGAACCATAACCTGACTGTGGGTTCTCATCTCCAAGTGCACCTATGATAATAGGAACCTGTGCGTTAGCACCATCCATGAAGAAACCAATTACCCAAGAATTTATTTGTAACTGGTGCAGTGATCCAATACCAGATCTCTGTGGTGATGTAACAGGCATCATAACCAATGCCCATGGTAGTTCTTCAGTAGGTAACTCTATTTTATTAGGACTATGGTATCCCATGATCCTAACCTTTACCTTGTTAGTCCAGTCCCAATCAATATTTGTCCTACCAAATATACCTAGTGCAGTGTAATTGGTAAGGAGATTTTGAGCAGTGGCAGAAAGATTTTTGGCAAGGTCTGATGCAAAATGACCACTACCATCGTTCTCAACCTGTCCGACGAACCAGTTGAACCCATCTTTTCCTATAAAATTAGCAGAACCTTCTGTCATGACGTTGGTGGAGAACCAGGACTATCTGTGTATAAGACTAATTTAGTACTCATCATATCTCCTGATGATAGGAATTGTTTCTCAACTCGACCGATAACATATTTACCACTGTTCTCATAATCTAACTCTTTATCTTTACCTTTGTATGTCAATACCTCAACCACATCACCTACTGTGAGTTCGTTAGTACCAATATATTCTACTTCTGCTGCTTTATTGTAAAATAATTTTTCCCTCAGGGATGCTTGGGATAGTTGCTTTGTCATTCCCTTAGTCATTGTACCCTCTGTGAAGAGAGCAGTATCCATAATCTTAGACATAATACGAGTATGTGCGTTGTCCCTATCAAATTTTTTATAGTAATCTGGTGCTACGAAGTTATCGTTCATTAAGGGCACATCCTTGTAATATTTAGTTATGTTGAAAGGATGTTCTACGTAATGCATGTCCTTTACATCCAAAGTCATGACCATACTATTGAATGATCCTACGTTAAGACCCTTCAACACATCAAAGTTTGATGTGATGTCAAGTTTGTTAATAGGTATGATATTCTTATCTTCCTCAGGTTCCTCACCCTCCGCAGGTTCATGTCCTACTACTAATTTCTTGACTGGTTTTTGACGGGAGAAGTAATCATATGATAAGAAGTTATATCCTCTCTTATTCTGGAAGAAACAATAACCAGCAGATGCAGCTTTAGTTCCTTTCTTCTTCTCTGGTATACTCTTAGCACATAACCATTTGATTATAGTATATGGTGACCAGTATGGTGATATGAATGAAAACTTATTCTCTGTCTTCTCAATCTCAAGTGGATATGTTGTATGCAATACGTCCTTTAAAATCTCTGTCCTTACAATGTCACTGATCTTTTTACCACCACCTTTACCAAATCGTCTGGATAATTTAGTAGCAGCATTGTTTACAAGATCATATGTACATATTAATAAGGTAGCCTTAGACTTACCATCTTTAGTTGTCCTATCCTGTATGTCATATATGACACCATTGATCTGATAAAAGTTAGTAGTTGGTTCTTCTGTGTCTTCCCATCCAATGAATACAGGTTCCATACCTTGTAATGTTGATACAATACCAACATCACTATCAGTTATCTGTGCTTCCAATCTTACTGACGCACTACGAATATCCTCTGTATATTTCAAATACAGAACATGGTTCATGGTTAAGGGCACTGGTTCGTCTAATGCAGGTGAACTGATTACGAAGTGCCTTAGACTAAAATTTGACTTGGTTTCTTGCATCAGAACTGACTAGTGACTGTGTATTCATCAAAATATGGACTGTACTTGACCTTAGGTACAGCTTCAGAGGATCCTTGATCCATAGATCCTTGAGGTGACATTCCTCCAGAGGGTGAAGGTGGTTTCACCGTTTCGGGTGATGGATTACGTGCAGCATCAAGTATCTCTTGTTGTTTAGAGTCGTTCTCTGCTATCACTTCCTCTGTTAGTTCATTTAAGTTAGTTTGATCACCACCTCTGATCTTATTGATGATGGAACTAACTCCACCAGCTGCCATACCTAGAGGTGTATACTTAAATGCTTTCTTGGCAAAGTTACCAATACCACCTAACATACCTTTAAGTTTGTCACCACCTCCCATCTCGTTGAACTTATCTTTAGCCTTACCAAAGAGTTTCATACCCATACCAACAGGTGTGAAATCTAATGCCTTCTTAGCACCACTCTTGAGTCTATTCCAGAAACCTCCTTTATTTCCTTCACCATCACCCACCATTGATCCACTATATCCCATCATAGGGAATGGTTCTGGTATCAATGGATCACCCGTAGCAATTGATGGAGCCATTGCACCGCCAGCTTTCGCATTAGCTCTTGCCGAGAATGCTTTGGTCATCAATATCTTGATACCTAACTCAAGTGGACTTCTACTCTTGTCTTTCTCTTTCTCTTTATCTTCTGTCTTCTTCCAATCGGCACGTTTCTTCTTTAGTTCCTCTGGATCAAGCTGTTCTGACTCTGATTTAGTCTCATCTTCTGTTGGTTCAGGGGTAGGAAGTTTGAATGCTGACTGTAGTACAGATAAGTTCTTCTTGATTATGGTAGTACCATCACCTGCTGATGGACTCTTAGACATAGTATCCATCAAACTTGCAGCAGCTGCCTTGGATGGCAACATCATTGCTGTTTCAAATGATTTCTTAAATTTCTTATCTACTTCAAAGTCTTCAACTATTGCCTTTGCTGCACCGTCTAATGGTACGATACCACTACTATCTTCCAATGATTGATATGTTTCACCAGCTGGTGATGGTTCAGTACCTAAACTCTCTGCACTAATATCAACAATAGGTTGGATACCAACAGCACCACCATCTTTAAATGGTACTTCACCCTCATCATCGTTCTCTTGCTTGATATTCAACGGGGGCACCATTTCGTTAACGGGACTTAGATCCACGTTACGAGTCATTGCCTTTACATCATATCCACCTACCTCATCTAATGACTGTAATCTTTCAGACAATAAGAAATCCTCACGCATTTCTTTCTGCATGAGTATCTTAAGAAGTAAGTTACGATCTTCAAGTAACTCAGTTAAACCCTCAAACTTAAGGTTTAAATTCCTAAAGGTCGTTAGCAGTTTATCCCTATACATATGCCACCTCTACTCTCGTAGCCTTAGAGAACTGATCCACAACATAATGACGTTGTATATCAGGATCCAACTGCTGAGGACCTGAAGGACCCATTATCACTTTCGTTGGACTTGGAACCACAATTGGATAAGGAATTACAGCACCATCACCATTTTTAGTTGTCTGATTGACTGGTTGCTCATTCACTGTTTCCTGTTGAGGATTTGGTTGTGGTGGATTAACCTGATCAGGTGCATCTACTTGCTGTGGATCACCAACCTTACCTATTGCTGTTTGTAATAATTTACCACCAAAATTTTTTGCAGCATCACCAGCTTCTTCAGCTTCTTCTCCACCTTGTGCTAGATACTTTCCTCTGTCTTCATTATTCTGAAAGTCAAAGTGAACGGGGTCTTTCGGACCTTCCCAATCAAATCCATATTTCTTACCATTTTTCCTCATCCATTGATTTGCTGCTGTGTCAGGAGCTATGTCAATAGACCATCCTTGTTGATGTGGTGACTGTCCTACGGGTAGTGCGTTAATAATACTAGGATCATCTTCATTCTTTACCAGTGCAGCCTGCTCTGAATTAGTTCTAAATGCAGAGGTAACTGCACCAGGTAAATCAACTCCATCTCTTGCTGCGTGTGCAACTGCCTTTTTCCATGCAGATGACGTAGCTGGATTTAATTCAATGTCACTACCAAACATATCTTTACCATTACCACGTGGTACAGGTATTGATTTTGCCATCTTTGATACACCAGATTTGAATTTCTCACCGAGAGTCCCCATAGCACCAGCAGCACTCCTACCAAGATCCATCAAACCTCTAACAGGTCTTTCAAATGCTTGTCTAACTGCAGGTGTTGGACCTGATCCTGGTCCTCCCTTCTCTGCAGGTCGGAATGGATTAAATGCTTGGTCTGGTCTACCTAATAATGGAGGTGCTTCACCAGCAGCAAAACTCTCATCTGACTGACCTCTCTGAGCCATATCATCTTCAAGAAGTTCAGACCATGATGCATTGTTCTCATCTAATATACGGTCGTTTCTACCTTTATTCCACCACTGTATCGGTGCTCGTAGTCCAAACTTGCTTTGTCTAATCTTGAGTGCACCTAACCCAAATATACCCTTTAACTTATTAATCTCTCCCATTAACTTCCCTTTTGATGGGTTGTTCGGCTGTGAATTCAAGAATCCAGCTGTTGCTGCCAACAATGCAGTTGATGATTGCTTGTATATATCCCGAATAGTGTCAGCAAATTTATGCATAGGAATGATTATTTCTGGACCTGCTTCACCTACGAGTGCTTGAGTTGGTTTAGTAACATATCCACCTTTTGCATATGCTGCTAATGCTCCTTTTTTT